CTACAAAGGCTCAGAAGAAACGTGGGCTGGACAGGCAAATAGAGATTGGTGGAAAGGTTGTGTAATCAAGCGTGAGATTAGCAACGGTATCTATGAGCCTGAGTTTGTATCACTTAAGAGGTTAAAGGAAATGTATGGGTAAGCGTAGTGACTTTGAGAGGATACCAAGAGATTACTACCCTACACCAATAGAAGCTGTCGAACCTCTTATAGCCCACTTACCGTATGAGAAGTTTGACTATGTAGAGCCTTGTGCTGGTGACGGGAGACTGATACACCACATACACGAACTAACAGATGGTCTAGGGGAGTGTTTATATGCTTGTGACATAGAGCCTAGACGCCCAGACATCAAGCAAATGGATGCTCTGGAAATAAGCTTTGGTAGTCAGTATAAGGTTCTTGATCTCTGTATTACTAACCCACCGTGGGAAAGGAAGTTCTTACATGCTTTCATAGATCACTGGACGGAGATATGCCCAACTTGGTTGTTGTTTGATGCTGATTGGGCGCACACTAAACAGTCTGCTGCACTTATGACCTATTGTAGAAAGATCGTAAGTATAGGCAGAGTTAAATGGATTGAAGGTAGCAAGATGACAGGTAAAGACAACTGTGCTTGGTACTTGTTCGATAAAGACAATAGAAACGCACACACAGAATTTTATGGAAGGTTGATGTAATGCTTACAGCGAAAGATATGAAAGACATGATTGATATGTATTCTCAGTTTGTAGAAGACAAGATGATTACTAAGGGTCGGGAGCGTCTGATTGAGAATGCTCTTGGATTGACTGGCGAAGCTGGTGAGGTATCAGAGAAGATTAAGAAACTATTTCGTGACAACAGGATTGATGATGATGCAGTCTTGAAAGAGTTAGGTGACGTACTATTCTACACTGTAGCTCTCTCTAACATCTTTGGTGGCAGCTTGATTAAGATTATTGAGTTGAACATGGAGAAGTTAAATGCCCGTGTAAAGAACGGTACACTACAAGGATCAGGTGACAACCGATGAGTAAGAAGAAGACTGGTATGTCATGGTTCTGGAGATATGTGAACTATCTTGCGACATGGCGAACACACAGAATAGCAATTAAACAGCTTAATCAACTAACAGATAAAGAGCTTGCAGATATTGGAATAGCTAGGGCTGACATTGACCGTATGGTCTGGCTAAAAGAAGATAAGACTATGAGAGCGAGAGGAAAGATTGACGATGAATAATTACCTACCAACTGACTACCAGACTTTTATCGCTAAGTCTCGCTACGCTAAGTACATCGACGGTCAAGGCCGTGAAGATTGGGGCGACACAGTAGAACGCTACATGGATAATGTAGTACGCCCTAAAGCTGGTAACGATTCCTATGTCAACCAACTACGGGATGCCATCTTAAACCTAGAAGTTATGCCCTCTATGCGAGCTATGATGACTGCTGGCCCAGCACTGGCCCGTGACAATACTGCTGGGTATAACTGTAGCTACTTACCAGTAGATGACCCTAAGTCCTTTGATGAAGCTATGTTTATTTTGTTGTGTGGTACAGGTGTAGGCTTCTCAGTAGAGCGTCAGTTCATTCAGAAGCTACCAGAGGTTCCTGAGCTATTTGAGAGCGACACAGTGATTGTAGTTAAAGATAGTAAAGAGGGTTGGGCTAAAGCCTTTAGGCAAGTCCTTGCGCTTCTCTGGGCTGGTGAGATCCCTAAATGGGATGTATCTGCTGTACGTCCTGCTGGTGCTAGACTTAAGACCTTTGGTGGTAGAGCATCTGGACCTGCACCTCTAGTTGAGTTGTTTAACTTTGCAGTTCGTAGTGCTATGATTAGCTTGTCTAACCTATCAGATGACCGTATGCGTCATGCTAAGTCAGGACAATGGTGGGAAACAGCAGCCCATCGTGCATTGGCTAATAACAGTGTGAGCTACACAGAGAAACCTGACATGGAGACATTCATGCGTGAGTGGCTTGCATTAGTTGAAAGTAAGTCAGGTGAACGTGGTGTCTTTAATCGTCAGGCAAGTAAGGCACAGGCAGCTAAGAATGGACGTAGAGATCCCAACTATGAGTTTGGTACTAACCCCTGTAGCGAAATTATCTTGCGACCAAATCAGTTCTGTAACCTGACAGAGGTTGTAGTACGAGCTACAGACACTATTGATGACTTAGAGCGTAAGGTACGCCTAGCTACAATACTAGGTACTATCCAATCGTCTATGACCAAGTTCCCTTACTTGCGTAAGGTCTGGAACAAGAACACAGAAGAGGAGAGATTACTAGGTGTATCCCTAACGGGCATCATGGACAACCGATTAACTACCAGTCAAAATGCTGGTCTTGAGAAAACCCTGGAAAGGTTAAAAGATGTTGCAATATCTACGAATGCTGAGTGGGCTGAACGCCTTAACATCCCTGCTTCTGCTGCTATCAGTTGCGTTAAACCAAGTGGTACTGTCTCCCAACTTGTTGATTCTGCTAGTGGCATTCATGCTCGTCACAGCCCTTATTATGTTCGTACTGTGCGTGGAGATAACAAAGACCCGCTGACGAAGTTCATGATTGACAGAGGTATCCCTAATGAGCCTTGTGTGATGAAACCTGACACAACAACAGTGTTTAGTTTTCCAGTTAAATCTCCAGCGGGAGCAGTCACCAGAAACGATATGACAGCCATAGAGCAGCTAGAGACGTGGTTAATCTATCAGAGGTCATGGTGTGAACATAAGCCCTCAGTGACGATCTCAGTACGTGACCATGAGTGGATGGAAGTGGGTGCATTTGTCTATAAGCACTTTGATGAGATGTCAGGGGTGTCGTTCTTACCTCACTCAGATCATACTTATCAGCAAGCACCTTATCAGGAATGTGAAGCAACAGACTACCATGAACTGTTAGAACTTATGCCAAAGGCTATTGACTGGTCTGAACTTTCAGAGTATGAGAATGAAGATAATACTGCTGGTAGTCAGACAATGGCTTGTAGTGGTGACACTTGTGAAATAGTAGATTTAACATAGGAGACTATAATGGCTAAGTGGGACTTAAGCAAGATGGAATCTGATAATGTAAACAGTCCACCACATTACGGACAAGGCACTATTGAGTGTATCAAATACATTGAGGACTTCCTAAGCAAGGATGAGTTTGTAGGATACCTACGAGGGAATATAGCTAAGTACCTTCATAGGTGGCGCTACAAGAATGGCTTAGAGGATCTTAAGAAGGCTGATTGGTACTTATCTAAGCTCATACAGGTAGAGAGTAAGAAATGATAACCCTAGAGCAATCAGTAGACTTAGTACACTTAGGTATTACACTCTACTTGGTCTGGAAGGTACATAAACTACAACAAGAAGTAGACTATGCTTACTTTACACTAAGTAACCTACTAAAGTCTTTAACCAGTACATTTAAAGCAATGACACAATAGAAAAAGCCCCTGCGTCCAACTAAGGATACAGGGGCTTCTTTATTGTATACACCAGCTAAGGTGGTTTTTGTGAATTATTTACCGAAGAATTTAGATACTGACCTAATTCCTATGGATGCTGATACGATCCCACCAAGGGAATACTGATACCACGTTGGCATAGTCTCAAGTGCTGCAAAACCAGCTTGCACTATAGCATTACCCCAATCACCACAGAAGGCTAATATCAGGGGAATACTGAAGAGTAAGGTTATCCACTCATCTTTCCAGCTATTCTGTGTAGCCTGGATTGCAGCTAGATCCCAGTCTATCTCACCTGTAAGCTGTTTCTTCTTAATCTCAGCTTCAGTTAGTTTGATCTGTGTCTTACTGTCGATTACACTTGTAGCTAGACCAGCTACACTACTTAAGATTTGTCCTATCATTATTTCTTCTCCGAATTAAGCCATACAGCTATCGTACCAGTCATAGCACCACTAACGACACTGATCATAGCACTCTGCTGAGTACTTAAGTCATCCAAGCTAATGCCCCACTCTATAACACGTATATACATAAGGGTCATAACTACCATCATAAGTCTGGGTAGGATCTTCCACTCTAGGAATCTTTCCATAGTCACAGTCATATTAAACCTCTACGTCTAGTATTCTACCTACTTCTATAGGTGCTACAATTCTACCATTTGGACTGTAGGCTATCTCAGCCATGCTTCTCTGCCTATTTAAGAGTTCTTCAGCCTTCTCTTGCCAGTACTTATCAAGTCTTATGGTAACTTCACTACGAGTAGCTGGCTCTACAACCCTTGGCTTGTCAGTGCTAGTCTTAGCTGGGGGAGTAGGTGCTGTAGTCACTGTAGTAGCTGTAAACTCAGGAATCTGATACATCTGGAATGGAAAAGTACCTTTAGCTTCTAAACCCATTATAACATTCCCTTTGATGACATTATTATAAGTACAGCTATACCTGTTATAATAGACAACACAGTTACTGTACCCCCAATAACAACCACCTTCTCTACAATCTCCTGCTTACGGAGCCTATTAGCAGCTTCTCTCTCTTTACGTTCTCTACGTGTTCTAGCTCTTATTTCCTGTAGCTCACCCCAAGCGGAGTAACCTCTGGTAGCTATCACAATGGCTCTGAGTTCTTCTTCAGCATCCTTAGCCTTCTGTAGTTTAACGAAGGTTTCCATACTGTTTTCATCATCACCTGAGAAGAGACTGTTCTTCTTTTTGTTGTGGTTGTTCCTTAGTTCATCGACACCATCAAAGAACTCACCAATCTGTTTAGTAACTGAGACAAGCTCTTTACCCGCACTGACAGCAGTCTTGACTGCAGCTAGGGCAGTGAATGGGTCTACCATAACAATCCTTACTTATCATTAGCCATCTTTTCTACTGATTGTCGGATTGCTTTAATGTTTTCATCTATACGGGCCATAGATACTGCTTGTCTTTGTGTAGCATCTTCTACAACAGATAGTCTGGATTGCATACGCATGATTTCTTCAGCATTACGTTCAATGTCTGACATCATCATGGATACAGTCCACACAATAGCTGCTGCTTGAGCTATAAGACCAAAGATAAGGGTTATAGGAACACTTCTGGAAAGGTGCCAATTATCTTCATCTTTGGTCATGCTGGGTAGACTTTACGATCAAGTTCAAAGTGAGGGGCATCATAGAAGCTCTTCCAGTCACCACCCCATACGATGGAAATGTCAAGCTCTTCTGCTGCATCCTTCATGGCTTCAGCCATAGTTTCAAACCTATCTAAGTCTTCCCAATCTACAGGCCAAGGAACCATGTCTACAGCATGGCCTGTGATGTGTCTTGAGTTAAGGGTAGTTGACTTACCCTCTTTGAGTAACTGTCTTTGACGATCAATATGACGTATACCTTCGATGACTGTGAAGTCTACTTCAGTGATCTCTATTGCCTTCTTAACT